TTGGTCGTGCTTCTGGACCCTAGCCTTGTCCCAGGGCACTTTGCCAGTTTTGTATTCCCTGAAAACATTGGCCGGAACATCGATTGTTTCTACTTTGTTGTAACTATCAAGGAAGGAAAGAATTGGAACACCTTGCACGAGACACTCAATCTTGAACTCAGGGGTATCATAGCATTGTAGGTCAGGGAGTAGAGTTTTATGCTGTCCATTCTCGATTAAGGTGGCGATATCTTTCCCAAAACTTAGATATTTTGAATTTAGTTTCGCTCCATTGTCAAAGTACTCCTTACGATATCGAGTTGGGTTTGATAACCAACAGGATAGTTGGGACCAAGAAATATGAGGTTTGGGAAGTATTAATTTTTTATTTTGTGTTTCCATATTTTTATTTACAAAACATTACATCCTTATTGGTAGCATTGTCAGCTATGCGCTTCCATTTCGACTTCCAAGGTTCATTATAAATTGTCGACATAAAATTCAGAACTCCTCTGTGGTCTGGGTTGCTTAATACTGCCTGGATACATGTCTCCCTAGCTTTGCCTCCTTGTTTGGTCCACCAATAGCATTGAGCCATGTGCAAAAGTGCCTCAGTTCTTTCTTTGTCATACTTTGATATTTTGAGGTATTCCCGGAACAAAGCTATTGCTGTGCCATAGTCTTTTTTATACATGTATTCTCTGGCCAGGTAGAATTGAGGGCGTGGACTGGTAGGGTTGGCATCAACTTGTTTGGTTAAAATTCGAAGATATCGATCAGGGTCTATCTTGTGATTAATTGAATATCCGTAATAAATCACTGGCAATATCCCTGATTCGTGATCGTGGCCAAAAGCATTCAAGTCTTCGTGGGCCATTCCTTGATAAAAAATCTTACCATTATTCCTGTAAATTTTCCCCCTTCGATGAGTATTGTTTTTCCACTGGATTGAGCTTAGTGTGACATTCAAAACATCCTGCTTCGTAGTCTCAATCATTGCCTTTATCTTAGCAATTCCACCTTCTTCGAGACGGCAATCTCCATCAATTGACATCACCCAGTCTCCGGTACAGTGGGAGGCAGCTTCATTTTTAGCTTTAGCAAAATCATCGTCCCATTTGAATTTAAAAACTTTATCAGTATATTCTCGAGCAATTTCTTCTGATTTGTCTGTAGTTGTATCATCGATGCAAACAACCAATTCGTCAGCATCTTTAACTGTCTCAAGCATTTGCCTGATTTCTGCTTCTTCGTTTTTTATGATGCTATAAATTGATAGTTTCATTGATTTTCTTTAATCTATAATTATTAATAATATTAAATCTTTTGTTCCTTTTTGTTTGATCAACATCAGAATGACTTTGCTCTCTCCTGTTGTAAGTTAAACATGGAAGTTGAGTTTGCGCAAAGACTGGATTCTGAACAGCACAGTCTATCCAAAATAAAGAATTAGAGCATTCATTTTCGTGATATTTTGATTTCTCCCAAAGTTTTCTTTTGAAGGGGATTCCACCATGCATGAAATTATTTCCCCTTATGTAATACTCCTTTGATAGCAAAACTTCTTTGTTTATTTTAGGAGAAACAATGAAATTATTTTTTCCAAGATTTATATAAGAAGAAACGATAATGTCTGCCTCTTGGTATTTTTCAAACTCAGCAATGGCCCAAGGAAGTACCTCGTCATCTACATCTAAATTCATTATCCATTCGGTTGGAGTATTTTCAACAGCAAGATTTCGTAATGTCCCCATGTTGTCTGAATTACTTTCAATACAATTTATTTCATTAGGAACTCCAAACATTGGGACCCCGTGATCTTTTCCAAGAACTACTGTGATATATTTTGGTTGATGTTTCAATCTTGAAATTCCGTCAAGCCATTGCTTTAGAAATTTTCCGTAGCCATTATAAACAATTGTAGTTATTCCGATTTCCATAATTTTTTAGTGGTGTACCACTTATGTATTGCATAAATTTTACCATCTCCGGTGTATTTTGTCCCATCATTGTATTCGGGGATAAAAAAATAGTATGGGTAAATCTTGAGATGATAATTAAGCTTTTTTATCATGCTGGTTAATAATAAATTTCCAGTTTCTACCCATGGTATTTCCACAATTCTTTTCTCACTCAAGGCATTAATCATCGCCCTCATTAAGATGTTTTCTTTGGTTGTGGCAAGGTGAGGAGAAATAAGTTTTGGGTGCCTAGTACCCCCTTGATAACAAGCGAAACAATCTTCTTCGATGTCAATGAGTTCATCTATTGGGTTAACGCATTCACTATCAGCCGGTGCCACAAATCCTCCATGTCGATACAAAATTTCGTACCGAACTATGTCTGAAACCCCATGGTAGAGCTTGTGCTCCATACAATAATCAATGAGTTTTTGATTCTCAAAACCTTTAATATTTTCTTCGTTCCAGAGAATATATTCCCAGTCAGGGTGCTTGTCTTTCCATGTCTGCATCCAGTGATCAGGTCTTGGCCTAGGCCCAACCCAAATCTGATGGATAATCTTTGGAATATTGTGATGTGGATCTCCACACCCATCATTCATGCTATGTGTTTGTCCGTCTTTTGTTTCTTTAAACATAATATTATTTATTCGTTTGATTTAGATTTTAACATAAATTCTTTATCTTTTTCGACTATTTCAGGGTGCATAAGTAGGGCCTTGTCGTTCAATCCTTCAAGAAAAAGCCCTGCTAGAGATTTTACTCTCGATAGGGCAACATACCCCTGGCCGTACTCAAAAGAGCTGGAAAGGTCAATTATGGCGCTATCCAGGGACATTCCCTGGCTCTTGTGAACTGTAATGGCCCAGGCAAGGCGTAATGGCATCTGTTCTATCCACGCCTCCACTTGTCCATCTACTTTTATGACCCATTCCATTCTAGTCGGAGTAATTTGCGAAGTGTATTCACCATCTATTTTAATAGAAATAATTGGTTCTCCGTGTTGGTTAAACCCAGATACTTTTCCAAGTGTCCCATTCACAAATCCTTCGTCTGGATTATTCCTAGTAAACATCACAAGCGCTCCCTCTTTTAATTCTAAAAACTCCGGAGACAGACAGCTTTTTTTTAAGATTTTTACCAGATTAGGATTCCCCCCTTCTGTCATTTTGTATTCTTTTGGCTTACCTTCGAGCTTCTCAAGTTCAGTATAATTTAGATAATCGACATCACCATTGTGTGTGAATAATTTAGTGATTGCTTCATCTTTTTCTATTTTTGTGCGCTGTTTTAAAATGTCTAAATGTTTTTGTTCGAGTTGCCCATTCCTCATGGCAGTAAGAACTTCGAAATAGTTATCATCTTCTTGTCTGTGTCGTTCGGTGATGTTACAAATTTTTAAATTTAATTCTTTCCACGCTTTAGATTTATAAACAAAGTCTACTTCTCTCCCTTTTTTTGTTACTGGTGGAAGTTGAAACATATCCCCAACAAGAATTACCTGAAGTCCTCCGAACGGTTCATCCTCTTTGCCTTTCGCTTCTCTGCAAATACGGTCCACAATATCAAGCAATACCCCAGGGAGCATTGAAACTTCATCAATAACAAGTACTGATGTTTTTCTGATTTTCCACAAGATCCATCTTCGATTGGCAATCTCTCTAATCTTAGAGTCTGAAATTTCCTTACCTTGCTCTATATCGTAAAGAAGATCTCCTAGCCCAGCCCATGAGTGGATTGTTACACCTCCGATGTGGGTGGCTGCAATCCCGGTTGATGCAGTGATAGCCACTCCGTATCGTCTCTCCCTTTCTTCAACAAATTTATTGATGGTGTATGTTTTTCCACACCCTGGCTGTCCAGTAAGAAATACATTTGCTCCTGATTTTAAAATTTCTATTGCTTTATTTTGTGTCATTTTGTTTAGTGTGTTTTAGATCGTAGTGCCCTAGTGCCATGCAACCGACATATTGGTAGCCTTCAGGAATAAATTTTTCGTGAAAAAATGTTTTATTGGATTCCCTGACATTTGGGTTAATATAACAAGCTCCGACATTCATGGCTTCGCATATAAGATACAGTGTCTGCGCCAAGACTCCGGCATCGATGTAGCTCATAAATTCTTTTTCAGTCGGTGATTTGTAGGCATCCTTCCACGCAAGAAATAAAAGTATTTTATCAGCGCGGTGGACCCATCCGGTACCTCCGACAAGTAGGCCCCCCAGTAAATCTTTCTCGTCTCTGCTCTCGACAACTTTAATTTGCACGCTCCTTCGATCACACGAACTAGGCCTGTACTCAGCGAGCTCCAATATCGGTTTTATGTCGACTGGAACCCTATTGAAAGCTCGCTGACTACGCCTACTTTTAAGGACCTCAATAAAAACTCCCTGCTCTTTCTTGTTGTAGACCTTGAATTTATCAGTACCATAGGTAGAGGTAAACATCTCAGCCTTGCGCCTTTGGTGGGATAAATATCTCTCTTGGTATTTGTCTGATAAATTTTCCATTAGATAAAGTCTACGTCAATTCCCATAGAGGAACCAACATTAATTTTTAATGCCTTGTGATGATTTGCAGGATATGCATCGAAAAACATTTCTTTGTGAATTTCACAGAACATCACTCTCCAAACGTAATTCAAGTATGACTGTCTTTCAAGTGAGTCCCCAAGGACAGCATCGCTATAACAAGGAATCTCAAATGTCTTTCCAACATATCGAGGGTCTCTCGTTTGCCTAAATAAAAGAAGAATTTTTTCAATCATATATCTACCTTCTTTTGTTTTTGGTCCTCGGATAAATTCCAACTGAACCTGTATTCTTCCTAGGTTGGACCCACCGGGAGTTTTATCGAGTACATCGAATGGAAAAACAAAACATCCGTCTTTGTCTTTATATGCATCCGCACTTTCAGTTTTAATCATTTTACTTTGCATTTTTTTGTTTCTTAGCAGGTACAGGCATTCCTGTTAGAATAACTGCATCTTTAGTTTGGATATTAATTGTAGCGACAACAACAGAGGCCTTGGAGAATAACTGATCTGGAATTTCAAAGTCGACTGCAAAGCCAACAGTAGGAAGCGCCTCTTTCGAACCATAGCCTTGTTGGTATATTGGATCTTCGCTAGACTTAGTTGAGGCATTAACTTTCACTCGTCCGTATGCCCCTTTTCTCGCAACTCTTAAGTATATTCTTTGTCTCATTTATTTTTTCCTTAAGGCTTGTAATTGGATATTCACGACTTGAAGATCCGCGAGAATTTCTTTTTTGTCTGAGTAGAATTTAGTAACCAATGCAGTCTGCTTTTTCTCAAGATTTTTCTTTCGAGTTTCAAGACCTTTGATTACTGATTCTTTTGGAGTTAATTTTTGTTTGTTTTTCATAATTATAATTCTTCTAAGAACATCATCTCCTCATCCCAAGCACCCAGTATCTGCCAAGTATGTGAGAATGGGGATTGTGCTAATAATATTGGATCTCGTCTTTGCTGGGTTTTTTTGAAATCTTTCTTGTCAGCAATGATATAGAACACTGCGCGCTTTCCACAAATATCTTCACATTTTGAATTGTATGCCTTCATTGCATCAGTAGCTTCCTTTGGCATATCAGCAATAAATTCTTCAATTTTTCCCAACTGTAAATGAGAGTGATTTTTGATAACTTTTTCAATACGATCAGTAGTAGTATAAGCAAAATCTTCAAAGAAGGTTTTTACGCTTTCGTATTTCTTTCGATTTTCTAATCGCATTAAGATGCTTGCAATTTCATTTGTGCCTCTACTCATGTCGAATTCTGATGCCTTAATGAGATTTAGCTTGTCTTTGAATACAGATATCTGTGTTAAAACATAATCTTTATCAACATTAATTTTGAAATTTTCTTTGTTTAGGAATTTTAATTCAAATACTTTTTTAGGAGTAAGTTTGAATTTTTCTTTCAATGCTTTTTCTTCTTTTTGAACAGCAATCATCCTGGTTCCAGTTGACACTGAAGCTGAAGTTGAACTACCAATATCAGGCACGGCTATCCAGGCTACATCATTATCATTACGATACTCACGCATCGTATGAAAGTCTGGAAGAAATTTTGATTTCTCAATAGACTGTAAGGCATTATAAACCATTGGTTCTGATTGCCCACGAGAAGAAAATTCAAATACATTTTTTCCAAATAATGAGAATTTCATAAAATTACAATGCGAATTCTTTTCGCTTTTTAAGAACCTCTGTTAATAGCATCGGCTTCTCATCGGCAGTGAGTTTTACCGACTTTTGAATCTGGTCTTCGATCATGTTGATAGCCTCAAGACTTGTGGAATTTTTAATTGCATTTTCTGCCTTGGTGTATGCTACTGACTTTGCAAGGTCATTTGCTAGAGCCTCAACACTTGCCTGTGCTGGTGTCTGTACCTTTGCTGGCGCTGGAGCACCCATAACGGTTGGAGCTGGGGTGTTTACAACGGCTGGAGCTGGGACATGTTGTGGAACAATTTTTTCAGTCACAGTTACGTTTGCTTTGCTCATAAAAGATACAGCGCTTCCATCACGATTCTTTTCAGCATACGCGACATAAAGCCCCTCGATAGCCGGCATGACTATCGCTTTTGCATCTTCAATTGTTTTTGCTGTTACCACTATCTCTGGCATGATATTCCCATACATCTGCGTAGGGATTGTTGCCTTGACTGAAAAAGTTACTAAAGTGTATTTAGGTGCGACCACCTTGGGAACCAAGTTTTCTTTCTTTGGCTTAGTAGGGGTTTTGACCTTTAAAACCTTTACTGACGAATCTATTTTTTTCTTGTTCATTGTTTTTGTTAAAGTTAGCTTTTAATAATTTTTTACACATTTTTATTTTATTAATCAACTGGCCTGGACTTACTTTTATGTTGAATTTTTGAACTCCACAATCTAACTCGTAATCTGTCGGAGGAAACTCTAGCGGTTTTTTTTCTAAGAATTAAACTACCATCTCTGTTTCTTCCTTCATACTTTCGGTGCATCTTCAGGTTTGTTACTTGTGTCATGCGATTATAGTTTTACTATTGTAAATCGTAGTGAGTCCTCCTCGACATAAGTGGCCTCTCCGGTGCTTTGTGTCTTTGCTTTCTCTGCTTTGAAATCTTCCTCCATTTTCGTAATGCGTTCTGGATAGGTCCATTTCTTCAATTTGTTCACACTAAAACTTCCAACTCCGGTATCGACCTTTTTTTGTCCATTAGCTATCATCTGTTGCATTATGAGAGGGCGAAGCTGTTCTTTCTTGAGCTTGATGTCTTTTTCTTGGCTCTCCAATAATGCATATTCCTCGTATAAATTTCCCATGGTTATTTATTTTTGTTATGGTTTTTAATATAAAAATCAAATACGACCCGGTGCATTTGCCCCTCGCTGATTTTTAATTTCTTCGCCTCCGCTTTTGTAAACTTATGTTGTTCCGGAGTGATTCTTGAATTTATCCTAACTAATGTTTCTTTCATCTATTTTTTATATCTCATAATTAATAATTGTTCGACCCACCTATTTTAGCAAATCCTATGTCGCTGTCAATGTTAAGTGGGGATAACTTAACTTCAGCTGAAATTAAGTATGTATAACCATCTCCGCAATCTCTTTGGCTACCTTTAAGCTAATACTTATCACCCCGGATTCCTTGAAATTTACAACTGACTGAAACCTAATTAAATAAAAATCTTTTCCAAACTGGATCACGAGATAAGATGGGAGCGGGGGGATGCATAAAGTGTCACATGGTTTTTTCCTTCGATCCTCGTCACTTAATTTCCACACCAAACCATTCTTCTCCGTTGCCTGCAATCCTTCGTACTGATTGTCTTCGATGTCATTGAGATTAAAAGTGCCACCCTTGGCCACCTTAAGCTCAAAAAAGCCATACATGCGCTTCTGTCGAAGATACTGATTAAATATTATTTGACTTTTGTTTTCTTTCATAACATTTTTCACAATAAACATTCCGACTTATTTGAATCCACCAGATAGGTTTTTCACCCTCAAGAGGAACCAACCTCGCTGCACAATCTTTGCAACGAACAGAATGATCATTTTTAGGTGGTTTGATTGATAAACGTCTCATGTTATTTTTGCTTAATAGAAATAGAAAATTCAACTTCTTCTAATGCATTTTGAATTTTTTCAAGATTGAATTCATACACAGAAACCTTACTACTTTTGTAATCAGTGAGGTGGGATGGTAAATTTTTTAATTTTGTGATTACTAGGCTTGGCTCTGGATTACCTTCCCAAGTTCTAATAACTAAATATAATTTTTCCATAAATTTACAACAAACTTAATTTCTCTTGAAAATCTACACCTGACATGATCGCCTCATGGCAGTCCCCATCGCAACCTTTTACAACGAGGTGAATGTAGAGATTCTTTTTTAATTTATTAATGCGCAATACTCGACCAAGGGATTGCTCGTAATGCACATATTGCCACGACTTCGATGCGTAAATTACGCATGGAAAACTCGGCAACTCGTACCCAGCGGATACTCCGCTCTGGGCCACAATTATGTGTGGCTCATCGGACTCATCGACTTTTTTAATGAAAGTCCTATCCTTCGTGGCTCCGGTAAGTGTTGAAACAGTGTATCCCTCCTCTCTCAAGACTCTGGTAATCTCATTTATCTGCGCGGTGTAGTTTGCAAAAATTAAAAGTTTTGGAAATTCGATAGCTCTTTCGAGGATGTAGTCTATCTTCCTGGAAGGGAATATAGTAGTCTTTTTGACCATCCGCTCCTCCCCAACCCCAACCTCCTCGATATCTTGCCCGTATAACACGCCATTTTCGATTGTACGCTGTCTTGCCCTCCTAACGAGTGGATCAGCCTCTGTCTCCTTTAATGCCTTTATAGCCTCTTTCTGGGCATCTGTCAGCTCAATTTCCACCTCTTTGTGAGTTTGCTCGGGTACATCCACGAAGTCATTAAGCGCCCCCGTATACCCAAATCTTTGGACCAATAGGGCTAGTCGTTGTTTCGTTTCCTGGTCCTTCTTGGGGAGCCATATCTGCCTTCGGCCTATAGCCCTGGCAAAATAGAATGTTTCTCTAAATTTTTCGAAATTCCAGTCCACTCCAAACAACTTTGCGATGGCCCACATGTTCATTGGTTTTGACACCGGAGTAGCTGAACAGAGATAAATTCTTTTTGGTTTCCATTTTTTAATATATAAAAGTGTGGCTTCGAATATTTGAGAAGTTTTTGGAATCTGGACTTTGTTCCTTTGTCGGTACTCCGGAAGTACACCAAGATTGTTGTGGCACTCATCGATGATGAAAGTCTTGCACCCCGGCAACGTGTCCCAATCACGTCTAAAAGTTTCTTTCGAAATTGTCTGAAAATCTTTTTTGATTTCAAATTTTTCTGCATTAGCTTCCCATGTCTTATCTAGGAATTGTTGCTTCGGCATCATGATCAATATCTCCTCCTCTGCTAGCTCAAGCGCTGTTCGAGTTTTACCAGAGCCGGTACCTTGAAAAATACCATGTTGTAGTTTGTTGTCGGAAATTATTTCTTTTTGGTGGTTATAAAGCGGTTTCATAAATTTTTTCTGCTAAATCTTTTTTCCTCCAATAATTTTTAAGCACAGCTTTATAACCGGTTGCTAGAACAAATTCCATCACTAATTTTTTATCCATTTTTACTCCGATATAGTGGACCATACTCAAAGCAACTTCTTTTCCATCCTTGTCGACCGCTCTCCATGTGGGGTCAAAGGCACTAATTCCATCCTTTGCAAGCCATGCATGATATATCCATCTTTTATTTATAAAAGCCAACCCTTCGACATATTGATATTCTGGAAACATCATGGCTACAGCAAGACAATGATCAAAGCAGTCACCTACAGCTCCTCGAGGTATCTCAGACGGCAACTGTGACCCGTAATAGTGTTTGCCTTTGAAATGTATTGCTTTTTTAAAAAATTTATTCATACTTTTTATTCTTGCTTTTTTATTTTCATGATATGACTGGGTATTTTCCTTAAGCGTTTTCCATTGGAGATTTTTTACATGATTATTTTGCTTGTTTTCATCGATGTGGTCCACGAATTCTTTATTTTCTGGATTTGGAATGAAGGCCATTGCTACGAGCCGGTGAACAAAAAACTTTTTATATTCTTTTTCTCTTGATAGGTGCAGAAACAAGTGTCCCTTATAATGTACTTGTGGCTTTATGTCCTTAAGATCTAGAATTCTCTTAATCCTCCCGTGATTACTCACGAGATATGGCCAACCTTCGATTGTTTTCCAAATTTCTTTCATAAATTTCTAAATAAAATTTTATTAAGTGTCTTTGCAAATCTTTTCCATATTGCATCCTCTGGTTTACTGTTCAATATTTCTTGTGCCATATCCCATTCTTTTTTACTTCTCACCATGATGGTGTCGGGTTTCAACATCATCGGCTCACCTTTCTTTGGTCCGGTATAGTAAGGTATATGAATCCTTTGCTTTTGATTCTCTATCGTCAAGTTATAAATATGTTTTTGCGGTTCGGTCATAAATTATTTAAGTCTGATAAATTTCTCTCATAATCATCTTCGACCACTCTACTTCTTGGCTTCACTAAACTCATACTATTAATGATGTTGTTGAATTTCTCCTCTCGGATTTTGAAATCACAAGCACAGCATCCATAGCCAACCTGGTTTTTAATCAACCGGCATCCGCACTTTGGACACTCCATGTCTTTTAACGCTTTCCAATTTGTTATTTCGATACTCATTTTAAAATTCTCTATTTAATCTATTCTGTCCGACATCAGAATAGTTCGACCAACTTTTATTAATTACAACCCCCTCAAAACTCGAAGGCTCGTGACCATTTTTCCTCACTGTTTGCTGAAATTTATTGTGTCGCTTTCCGTAAGATTTCATCTCTTTAACGAAGGCTATATTGCCTTTAAACTTTCTTCCGTCCTTAATACAATATTGTTTATACTCTTCGTAAAGCTCTCGAGCGCTGGTGACAACTCCTTCTTCGAAATCTAAACACTCCCCGATAAACCCTTCCACTGACGAATTTTCCTCCCGGTACTCAAGTAGTGATAACTGTTGTTCTTGGGTGATAGTAAATGCTTTTTGTTTTCTCAAAAGATTAGCTCCATCTACCATCCAATTAAGGATTCCTGAAAGTTCTTGCGCAAGAAGACCATTGCTGAAACGAAGCATTGTATTTGGATTGTCTCGAAAGTTATTGTTGAATTGGACCACCGCGATTCTTCTCTCTGTCGCAGTAGAGCTATCGTCCACCCTTGGCATTGTGTTAACCGCAAAGATAAATTTTGCCTGTGGCTTAAACTTAAATTGGTCCTTGTACTTCATGTTGATGGTGAGCTCCTCCCCGGAGATTAATTTCTTGAGCTTGTGGGACTGGTAGTAGTTTCCAGACACCTCCTCGATGATATTAAGTCTCTTTCCGATAAGTCCCTTAAGCCCGAACATCGAGTATAAGTCTTCGAGATCAATGCGCGAAGTCCCGGCATCGCCAATAACCATTCCAAGAGTGTCCGCAAAGGTAGATTTTCCGTTTCCTCCGTCACCAACTAAAAATAAGGCCTTCGCATAAACCATCGATGATGATAGAAGATACCCAGCAAACTCCTGGAGAATTAATTTCTTCTGCTCAGATTCCGGACCATCCATCCATGCATCCAAACACGCCTCCCATGTAGGGCATGTAGCTCCAGGGTTGTACTCTACCGGAGACTGGACCAATGAAACAAAGTCTGGGGTGTGCGGAAGTAGTTCCTTTTTTACAATATTTAACAACCCATTTTTTACATTAAAAATATATCCATGATCATCGGTTAGCTCTAAATCTGGGATGATTGAAATCAAACATGCCACTTTGTCGCTGACATTTTTTTTAGTACGATACCCCCAAAGCATATCCTCGTACAATGCATTCAAAACAATATCAGAAATTTCCTGATCCGAAAGCATCTTGTAAACACCGTCAATATAGTTAAAAATTATTCCCACTTCATTCTTTTTAAGATATGGATATCGAGAGGCTATCTCGTATTCGTAATTTGAGAAGCGAGTCTTGTCTACTTCCTTCCTCTGTTTTGCGACCGCAGTGTAGGCTTTCGATATTTCTTGTTGCTCCTTAGGGGTCATGTTCCAAGCAATAATCTCGTTTTTGTATGAGTAGGTATATCCAGAATTATAAGCAGAGTTTATAGTATTAAGAATTTCTTGTTTGCCACTAGCCTCTTTCTCGATGCCGTGCCAGCCAACTTTGTTTATTTGTTCGATAGCTTCTTCTTTTTTCCATCCAGCTTGTCGCATCAATGTGGCAGTCACAAGAAGCGCCTCGTTGCGGGACTTGTTATTTGGAGGTAAACTTTCTGGTGTTCCGGAGATTAATTTTTGAAAGCTGGGCCTCTCGTCTACCGGATATTCCTCGTTTACTCTATCAAAAAAATCTTTCTTCTCAGCTTCTGCAAACTTTTTCATATTTTCTCCTTGTGGAGTTTTCGAAAAAGCAGGGGTAGTAAGCTCAAGTACTGGAGGAAAAGCTTCCTCCATTTGGCTCATAGAATAATTTGCTGAAAGATTTTTATGTAGTCCTTTTATTTTAAATTCACCATTTGTTTTTTTCCAGTAAATTGTATCTGGGACTCTTAAAATTCTAGTTAAGTCTTTTACTACCTTGTCTGCATCTTGAATCGTATTTACGATACTTTGCTCTATTCGTTCCCACCTCTCAACTAAGTCTTCCCATGTTTCTTCTCCAAAAATCTCATCTTTCAAAATTGGTTCGTCCAACAACCAATAAAAATGGAATCCATGAAAAGTTTCAATGATGAAAGTAGGTTCGAGTATTCCTTTAATTTTTTCTATTTCTTCTTTTGTTAATTTTTTATCTATATCGATAAAAAAAGAGTTCAAACTAATACATTTATCTTTTTTTGCATCATCTCCCTCAAAACCATTCACTGAGAAAAAGCTGTCATATCCATTCTTATTTAAATCTGGGCGCAAAACAGCTGACGAAACAGCTGGCTTTCCTTTTCCAGCCAAATCTAAATACCTAAACTTTGCGTTTGGGAAACTATTTAAAAATTTTTCTTCTCCTTTTTTCATTGATATTTCTTGAGATACATAATAGCTTTTTCTAATAATCCAATATCGTCACTTAAGAAACCAATCGCTGAGTTACATTTTTTGCACAAAAGACCTCTCACTTTATTTGTTTTATGACAATGATCGATAGACAATTCTCTGCCGTTATCAGTATTTCCGCAAATAGCACATAGTCCGTTCTGATTAATAGTCATATTTTTATATTCCTCAAAAGATAAAACTACTCCAATGTTTGCTACCTTCGTTAAAAAATATCTTCGCTGTTTTTTATGAGGATTCTTACTTTCATACTCTTTTTGCCATATAGAATTTCTTAAAGCTATCTGTTTTTTATTCTTTAAGCGATATATTTTTTGCTGAGCTTTTACTTTGTCAAGGTTTTTAATCCTCCATTCTTTTTGATAATTTGGATTTTTTAATACCCATTTTCTTTTTGCTTTTTTATTATTGTTTTTCATTTGGCTGACACTTACACCACTTCTTAGTTTTCTTTTTTTCTTTTAATACTTCTATCTGTTCTTTTAAACTTTGCCAGGTTTTTCTACGTTCTTTTTCTGATGTTATAAAAGTAAATCTCGGAAGTTCCTTGGGGTGATATCCCCTCTTTAACATTTCTTGGCGGATAATATACAACATAATATACAGTCTTTTGATAGCGTGGATATATTCTTTTGTTGCTGGATGTTTGCTGTACCCCTTCTTTCCTTCGGTGATTATCTTGAAGCAACCAAGCGCTTCACGCCAACACCCACATAGATGCTTTTGACATAACTTAGGTATTAATTTTTCATGCCAGATTCTCATTTTGTTTTTCTATTACGAATAATCTAGGTTGACACTTCTCACAATAAATCCTCTTTTCATCCGTCCTCGCTTGAAACTTCTTTCCACACTTTTTAGTTCTACACACAATCCACTTAGTTTTCCACATAAAATTACAAGCAAAAAGAACCACTGATATGGCCCTGCGCTACTAAACGCAACCGATCAGTGGTTCTTATTGCTAATAATTCTATTAAGTTTTTAGTAGTATTTTGGGCCATATAAACGATGCTTAAAAATTAATCATTCCCAGTTATGGCCTTGTTGAGCCACATTGCACTTTCCTCAAACTTGGTCAAACACAAACTCATTCCACGACTTGCTGGACGAGCCTTTAGCTCTACAAACAATGCTTCGAACTTATCTCGGAAAGATTGCATTTCTGCCTTCTGTTCCTCTGTTGGTTGAACATATTGTAAGGTACTCATATCTTTCGCAGTAGGATGCTAGCCATTTATTTAATAATATTAAAACCCTTGATCCTCACCCTCTGCACCTAATTCCTTCGCAAGCTCATCGGCTGACCCGGAAGCTGGCGGTGTTACGTCCTTTGGAAGCTTTGGTAATATTTGAGTGTCCACGACATTTTGTAAGAAAACCAATCTGTCTGTGTCATCCCACATGTCCTGCCCTTTTATCTTCACGGATTTTAATTCAGGCATCCCGTTTGGATTCTCTCTCGTGTATGCATGCTTAACTGCAACTCCATCCTGGTTTACAAACAAGGATGACTTGTTTTTTCCATCAACTTCTTTAACGCTCGGAGACAACTTCATTTCTTTTGTTACGTCAATGTTTGGAAGCATTTTCAAAAGTGCTGTCGCAAAGCTGTTGCTGTAACTTAATTGCAAATGATAGACTTCTCCACCATCCTTAAAATCAAACAACCAATTTTTTCCATACGCACCGTCTTGCGTTCGTATGTTAACCAACTTAGCTGTGAAGCTATCGTAAAACTTTTCAAAAACTGTTTTACCTAGCTTGTTTACTCGAGAAACAGCCCCCGGTGTATTCTCAGCCACACGCTGACAAAATTTGCCGTTGAGGATTGTTATAAAATTACCTCCCTCTCTATTTTCTAATCCCATAATAATATTAGCGGACTACCGCCATCTTAATTTGTAAGCCCACTAATGCGGGCAAGATTTTGATCTCTTTCGGGGAGATAAAAACTTGCTATGATTATACACCCGACAGCAATGTCTTGTCTACTAGGGGTGGGTGTTGATAACTTTATTTCAGCTGAAATAAGGTTTAATCCCAAATAGCTATCAAAACAATGATAAATATTACTAGGCCTTCGGTTATTTGTATCATATTTTTTTACGACTTATCAATGCAATAATATCTTCAGCCGTGGCTTCACGCACAATGTACACTAGATGTTTTTTACTGTACGGATCCCGTTTCACTACGGCTACGAGCTCGTTTTCTTTGTAAACAGTCTCTACTCCTTCTTTGTCTGTTTCCATAATTATTTTTGTTTAGCTTCTAATGCTCTAAGTCTCGCCTCGATCGAGCGAAAACGCGCCTCATTGTCTTGAGGTTGATTCACCGGAAATGAAAGTGTTGTGGGTTTTGGGTCCTCGTCTACAAATGACCTCGAATCCGGTGCTCCCACTATTGCCGGCTTGCCCGGAGTAATCACAACAGAATTTGTTTTTCCATCTTGACTTGGTGATGTTATTAATCCGACCCCAAAAACTGACCCTCCAACAGCGATACATATTCCAAGTACCAAACCTAGTGTAATTTTTTTCATATATTTATTCTATCACAATTTACTAATTAATAATCCATGCTTGTTATACAAATGACTCTCGACTGAGTTAAATGTCATTTTACACACCGGGCACGGCTCCATCTTGCCCTTTCTTTCTTCGTTGACCTCTGTTATCTGTTTGATCTGTCTTTTCCTCTCCCACTCGCTTATTCGATGTCCGAAATTTGCGTGACCTTTTCTGAACCTCCTGGCCTCTCCTCCCTTCAAAAGATTTTTTGTATATTTTTCTCTATTTTCTCCGAACTTGTCGGACTTTTTTTGGAAAATCTCTACGGATATCAACCCCATTTTATACGGCAAACCGTAAGCCTCTTTGTACTCCCGGGCCGTCATGCCATGTCTGTGAAAAATGTGCGACCCTAGGTGTTTGAAATTTTTACCGCACACTTTACAAGTAAGCTCGAGCCCCTGCCTATTTTTGTATATTGTTTTCATTTATCGGATGTATTGATTTTAATCCTCGGATATTTCTGTCGCTTCGTTTTCTCTATTGTATATCCGTTTTTCTCGACCAACTCCATGATGATATCCTCTATGTCCTTAAGCTCAAGCACATAAGACACAGCCGGCTTATAGCCCGGCTTGGCTTTTAGCTTCTCAATCTCTCCAACATTCATGCCGTTGTGCTCCTCTCCGATGACTATCATCGCCTTCACTCCTCCGGCATAACCCTGACACAAAACAAAACGCTTCGGTATTTTTTTTGACATATTAAATCCTGCATTTTTCGCAACACTTAAATGATAAATCTTTCTTTTTTTGACCGCATCGACTGCATCGGTCCGGCTTATTTCTGTTTTTCTCCGCTGTTTTTCTACCGACCTCTATGCATTTTATGCACCTGGATCTGCCGGCCTTGCAAGGCTTGCGTAAGCAACACCGGCATATCCCAATACTGACAGCATAATCTTTTAGCTTTGCCAATTTTTCTTTCATGGTTATATGTAGTACAGCTCGTCTAGATCGACCTGGTCCTGTTTTACCTTCGCCTCGATCACTGTCTGCCACTGATTGTGATCGTAATTTGCTGGGTCCTGCCAGCTAGGATCATTGATATCGTTTTCGTAATAGGAATCGAACCCGGGCCTACTGGTATGCCTTTCTTTTATCATCTCGGCCAGGGTTGTCTGGTCCGTGCGGTTGTACAACTTGATTAATTGCTCGAGCGGGACATCCACAAAAAGCCTGTCGGTTGTGTAATTGTACTGTTTTGGACTGTCTATGCTTTCGAACTTCATGTCTAGCCCTAGCTCGCTCCCCAGGTGCTCGATGTAATCTTTAGCAATTTGCTCCCGGATATTTTTAATCTTGGACGGGTAGTATTTATCCCAAAATTGTGTCTGCTCGTCTTCGGTCATGTCTTCTGGCTTGTCCATCCATCCGGTAATGGGGTTGTCCTGGATATTTTTCTCTATTATGTAATCCCTGAAAGCAATATCCTCGGCTTTGTTACTCGCTATGCTCTCATAGAATCCCACAAACGGGATCGATATGTTTTTGGTTTTTGTTTCCATAATATTATTTTAGTTTTTTATACATCTGCCACTCCCGGATCTTGTTTTCGAGATCGACTAGGTCCCGCGGGTTTAGCACTACAATTTTTCCACTATCAAAATGCAAGTATCCTCTACGTTTTCCGTTCTTTAATATTTTTACTCCAAAAGTCATTTTATTAATTGGTTAAAATATTAATAGCACCATCGAGCCGGCTCGACTTCTCGGCTTCGCTTAAGCTTTCAAAACCTTCCGGCATTATCACTCCCGGGATCGTGGATAGTATGCGGGCTTTTGTAGTATTGCCTCCGATAATCCCGCCTAGCTTTGCTAGGGCTCCCATCATCGCCAGGCCTTTCATCTCCCGGCCATCTCCGGCCTTGATCACCTTGCTGGCCTGGTATCTGTCGGCCAGCGGTATTGTTTTGCACTCGTCCATGGCATCGATCAATTTTTCCATAACAGACTGGTATTTGTAACTCTCCCAGGATCTGTTTTGGTATACTATTTTTACCTCCGCAACCTCCCGGCCTTGATATACGGCTCGTGCCTTGTGCCCCCAGTTGTGCTTTGTCTCAAAGCCCCAGGCTTCAAAATACAAATTGTTGTTTATTGTGTATGTTTCCATATTAGTAATCTTGGTTATTTAATTTATGATTAATAATTTTTTCGTCTTCCTCCCGGCTTTCTATATTAAGTGAACTGCTCGAGCCATAGCAATGGATATTTATATTTCTCTCCTCGCTTCCGTCCGGGTTTATTTTTCCTACATACCCCACAGCAATATTACAAAATCCCGCCCCTACAATCTTATTATGAGTATCGAACCCCCGGGCCATGCTCTGGTGTGTCGCAAGTTTTGAAAATATTGCAAAGTTTCCACGCTCATCGATAATATATTTTAGCTCCATGTTGTTATTTTAATATTTCTATTTTTCTAATACTCGACCCATTTATTTGTAATCCGTAATCGTCAAAGACGTTGTCTTTGACATAACTAATTGCATCGTGGATACTCATAGCACTGAACTGATATTCTACCAGCCCGGTGCCGGTGACCCACACTATTGCACTCCAGCGTTTTTCTCTAGGCATAGAATTGTCTTCGCTTAAATGATAATCTAGATAGCCCGGCCTCGACCGCCTCCCGGTGTGTCTTCTTCACTGAGATAAGGCTTTTTACTCCCTGATCCAGTAGATAAAACATGTAACCCTTTAATTTTTTACTGTATGTTATTTTTATGTACATAAAATTAATATCCACTAGCTGGTAATTTTTGCAATCGATCATAACCCCCCGCACCTGGCCCCGTGACCTCGTCCTGCATATACTCATCCCCGCGCCCGTTGTTTAGATCATAAAAATACCGCTTGCATGCCTCGGACATTGTTTCGTATGTTTTTAAATCCTTTTTACTGAAGCCGGATATATCGAACTGACGGCCCGTCTGTATGCTCCCGGCCATGCCTCCGCCTAGATAGTTTTGATATGCTCCCATTATTGCCGGCTCGTCCCCGGTGTTAAATAACTCAGACACGTCCACCTTAAGGCTCCCGCCTCGATAGGATACATCCGCATTAATAACATGGGCCACTATGAAAGCCCGGGCCGTCTTCGCGGTGATAGTCTTTTTGGCTTCCGGTGCTTTTACTTCCACAACTTGCCCCGGCCTCTCATGGATCAATTGTAAAGCATTTTTTTTGATATCTTTAAATATCGTGTGGTTATTTGATCCCCCGGTATAATCTCGATCGTGTTTTGCGGTCCTGATCAATATGTCATCCTTCCAGGTGTCCGCTCCGAAATGTCGGACATCGGATATCGAAAAATAAACAAGTTTACCGCTGGCATGTTTCAAGAAGCCGGATAAATAAAAATGTCCACGGTTAAAATTTACAATCTCAAAGTCTGGGCCCGTGATACTTTTTAGATCTGCCTTCCAGTCCTTCGCGAACTCCGCAAATTGCGGGGTTAGACCGCTCGAACTCTCGAAACTCTCTCCCTCCCATTTTTTTGTTTTCATATATTTATTATGCTACTAGATAGATATGCTCTATCTTATTATTTTTAATATGCACCTCAAAAGATCCTCTCTTGCTTCCGTACACTATCCCCGGGCCAATATACCTCTCCGTGACGTATATGTCCTTGTCCTCCTCCCTCCCGGTGATTCTATATAACCACTCCCATTTCATCGCGGTTGTGTGGTGGTGTAACTTTGCTTTTTCTTTTTCTATACTGGCCCCGATATTCTGTAATATCTTTGGGGCTTTTTCGTTTCGAACCTCCATGTGCTGGGCCATAATGTCTATATATTCGCATTGACCCATAGTTGGGCCAGTACTATTAATAATAATACTCCCGGAGCCACTACTAATATCATGCAAGCTCGGAAGCCTCTCCAGTAGTGATATTTCTCTTGCTTTCTAAATTCTCCTTTTTCCATTACTATGTTTTGCATATATTTTTTTATATAAATACACTATTGCTATTAATTTTCTCTAGCATAATCGCGTCTTGCCTGAGTTTTGTTTTTAGCTCCTTGATCATGCGTACTATCACAGTGTCCCCCTGGCCTTCGCTGACTATTTCCACTTTTAGGGTTTTCTCCTGAGATCCTTTCCAATATCCTACCACCTCATAGGCCGTGAAGCCGTCAAAGTACTTTGATATTGTCCTTATAGCTTGCTCGCTCTCTAGCTGGTGCGTTTCGTTGTTCGATCCTATGTAGATATAATATTTTTGCATTGTATTGCCCCGGTATACTTCTCTATAGCTATAAAGAAGTTAGGCCCCGGGCCGTGGCTCATTAATTTATATTAATTTGCTTCTACCTTCGTCCACTCGCATGTGTCTTCCCACTTCTTGCCGTTCAAATACCATTGACCGGCTTTTTGTACTATATGTACACCGATAAGGCCATTTAATCGCTCCTTGGTGGTGGCCGTCTCCCAGCCGGCTGACTGTACTTCCAGCACTCTCGATATTGTGCTGATCTTTGCTATTGCATGGCCGTGCAAATACATTGTAGTATTCTCGAGCCCTGCTATAACTTCAGTATTGCCGGACTTATATCTATACCCACTTTGTAATGCATGACACGCCTCGCTTGTGATTTTTCGCATTTTATTTTTTTATAATGCTTATAAATTTTTGTAGATCCGGGGACTGGCCGGGGCTACATTGAAAGTATATACCACTGTCACTGTCACTGTCAATAGTGTGGGTGTGGATAACTTTTGGGGGTGAAAATATAAGTACGCGATCACTTCGTGATCGAGGCCTATAAGGTATGATATGAGATGTGTATATTTTGGGGTATTGGGGGCGGGGCAGATAGCGGGGCAGATGCCGTTTATCTGCCCCGAAAACCCCAAAACCGGGCCCGAAGGCCCATTTTTTACCCTCCGAGCAAAAACCCCTAAAAAAGCCCCTCCTTATGGCATAAGGATATTTTGGGGCAGATGTTTCCTGCCCCACTTCATCTGCCCCTTGCCCCGACCATATAGAATAAGGCTTAAAATGAAACGGGGCAGAGGGGCAGATATTTTCCTATACTTTATATAGAAAATTTTTAAATAAATAAAAGTTCTCAAAACTATCTGCCCCCTGCCCCGTTTACGCTGTCACTGTTGCCACCTCATGCACTGTCTTGGGGTGGCTGGCAGGCCCCCGGATATGGGGTCCAGGTGTGGGGATTATTTATAATATATTATTGAAATTTTTTACTGGCTGGGGAGGCGGGCAGGGGGGGCTACCCCTTTCCCTTTACCGGGGGTGTAAAAATAAAAAATGATTTCAGTACCCCCGCCCCCGATATATTTTTTATAAAAATAACCCCCACCTATTTTTAACCCCCCCCCTCTTTCCTATAAAAAGTGACTCCCATTAAAAAATTTTTCTTTACTTTTTTTATTTTAAAGTTCACAATTTAATAGAACAACCTTGTTCGTCACAGTAGAAAGGAATACGCAATGCAGTGCCCACGTTGTCATCGCTTGGTCGCTTCGTTCGAGTACACAACACCACTTGCGACTTTTCGTGTGTGGTTTTGTGATTTCTGCGACTACCTCATCCACTCGGAGGAGAAGAAATGAGAAGATGTTGCTGTTGCAAGGCTCCTGTTAACCAGCACCTCGCCTACAAGTTCCGCAAGGCGTGGTACTGCCTTCGTCACTTCATGCAAGTACGAGGTAAACACAGATGAGCTACAAGCCACGCAAGGCGTACGACCCCGGCAAAGGGATGAGCACTGAAGAACGGCATCTCATCGAGCGACTGCAACATCCTCCGCAATGGGACACGACCTTGATCTGCCCCGAATGCGACAAGCCCCTAGGAGAGTTGTTCTCCCCGAGCCTGTACGAAGGCAAGCGGTGGCACTATGTCTGCGTGTGTGCGTATCTCGATAGGAAACATGCCTAGATTGGCGTGGTGGGGGCGAGGCGATTATTTCGTCCGCCCCCTTCTTTTCTTTACATTTTTCTATAAGGTATGATACTATTTAATTAATATGAAAAGACCTAAGCACGGGGCAACTATCAAACAATACGCATACGCTACTAAACTTTTGAATGGACAAGGGCGCTCGAAGAAAGACATTGCCCTTTCTGTTGGATATGCTCCAAGTATTGCAGCAAATGTTGAAAACAAAATAGAAAACACCGAAGGATTTTCGAATGCAGTGATTGCGCTTGCTACGGAATCAAACAACATGGTCCTAGCAGTGATGGCTGAGTACAAAGCTCGTGGATTAAAGAATTTTTCAAACAAAGACTTAAACGGGGCGATGAATGCGATAGCGCAAGCCTGGGATAAGTTTGCAAAACATCGTGCTCCCAATAAAAACCAGACACCAGAAGGGAATAAATTAAAGGCTGTAATCATGAATCGAATTGAAAATCAGACGATTAATAATAACCCCCCGGCCGTTGTTACTCGTGAAACATCCAAAGATGGGGGTATCCCAGACTTAGATTTTTAGCTATGAATTTCAAAAGAAAAAGAAAATACTCAAAAATGCATTGCCATATCTGCGCTGGTCAGAGGAGAAGATTTGGGGCAGGCAACACAAAAACTAGAGAAATATTAAAAGCTATGGAAAAATGCGATGAGTAATTTTCAATTTCAAAAACAACATAACGAAAAGATTGTGGCTCAATTAACGGAGAATCCTGATCTTATTAAAGACAAGCGCTGGAGGATGGACAATCTCTATTGGATTATTACGAAGGATGGGACCAAGGAGATATTTCAGATGAATCGGGCGCAGAAACATTTTTTTGAAAACTATCTAATCGGGAAAGTTGTTGATGGGATTGCCCACATATTTCACAGGCATATCATTTTAAAATCTCGTCAGCTTGGGTTCACTACTTTTATTGATATTTATATTCTCGATGAAATTCTTTTTAACACAAACAGAGAAGGATTGATTGTCGCGCACAGGGTTCAGGATGCCACAGAAATATTCGACAGAAAGATTGATTTTGCTATCCGCAACATGGCAGATGATATTAAGGGGGCATTTTTTAAATTACAACGAAACTCAGCAAAAAAGATTCAGGTGGTGGTTGATTATGGCCCCGAGGCTGGTTCTACCTCGAGCATCCAGGTGTCTGCATCCGGAAGATCTGGAACTTATTTTTATGTGCATATTTCTGAGTTTGCTAAGATGTGCGTTCTATATCCAAAGAATGCTGCACAGGTAGAGGGAGATACTTTCCCAGCTGTTCCTTTTGATGGATTTATTTTTATTGAATCGACTGCGGAAGGTATGGCGGGAAGATTTTACGAAATATTCCAAGAGAGCTGGCTGGTTCGAGACACCATCACTCCAATGAAATCGAGAGTTATGTTCCTGCCTCATTTTTACAACTGGCAGTATGACGATATGGAAATGAAAAAAATTACTGAGAATATTCCAGTTGAAACTATGGAAATTGGAGAAATTGATTTTGCTGAGTACCAGAAGGAACACAATTTGACTGACCGCGAAATAACATATTATTACATGAAATTTATTCAGATGGGTGGTAAGGGTGCGACTGACTCAGTTCATCGATTGCACCAAGAGTACCCCACCACCCCAGAGGAAGCGTTCCTTTCTACCGGACAAACCTACTTTCCAACATCTAAAGTTTTTTCTATGTTACAGACTGCGAAGCACGGAACAAGAGGTGAGCTGGTTGCGAACGAAAAAGGCGAACTTGTTTTTCAAGAGTTATCAACAGGTCGCTTGGAGGTTTTTAATAAACCTGAAATTGGAACAAAATATATTATTGGAGGAGATACCGCGGAAGGGTTGGCTCACGGAGATGCGCAAGTTTTATATGTCATTAACCACAAAACAGAAGAATGTGATGCAGTCTATAAATCACAAGTTGCCCCCGATGAATTTATCACCGATGCATTTAATGTTGGAAAATATTTTAATTGGGCACTGCTAGGAATTGAAAGTAACAAGGATGGTCTTTGGGTAAATGACGGGCTTGATAAGCTTGGGTACCTAAATCTTTATTATCGAAAAATATTCGATGATATTACAAAAACTGTCACTAAATTTTTTGGATGGAAGACAACCAGCTCAACTAGACCATTTTGTCTGGCTGCGCTCAAAGCTGTATTTCTGAGAAAAAATACTGGATTCCCTACTGCGATACTTTCTGAGATGGTTACATTCCTTCGAAACGCCAAGGGGCGCCCGGAGGCCCTCGCAAACAAAAATGACGATGTCATTATGGCTGGTGCTATTGGATATGCGATACTTCAAGAGCAAGGGAAGTGGGTCGACACTTCTTCTGATCGAGAAGGGTTCTCTTTAGGAAAAGCGATGTTTGGTGAAGCTCAATAGTATGGTATACTATAGAGATGCCATATAAAAACCCACAAGACATTTTAAAATATCAAAGAGCTTATAAGAAAACAGAAGCATGGAGAAAAAGTGTTGAAAAATTTAAAAAGTCAGATAAGAGAAAAAAATACATAAAACAATACAGAGAATCTGGAAAAGCCAGAGAAAACGAAATCCGCTATGAAAAAAATCATATTGACAGGAACAGGATTAGAAGGATAGAATTAAGAAAGAAAACACTGGACGGAATGGGTGGAAAATGTATTAAGTGTGGTTTTAATGACTATAGGGCTTTGCAGATAGATCATGTCAATGGAGATGGAATAAAAGAAAGAAAAATTCAATCCAGGAAAAGTTATTATCCGAACGTTTTAAAAAGTTTTTTAAAGGGGGAAAAAAGGTATCAAATTTTATGTTGTAACTGTAATTGGATTAAACGACACGAAAATAAAGAATACCGAAAGAAACCTCAATAAATTTATGTCGCGGAGATATCGAAGTCTGCATTTTAATTTAAAAGAAGGGGAAAATATTCCTTTTCACCGAGAACATCGATCAAAAAAGGGAAGAATCCACAAAAAAGAAACAAGTATTTTCTTTTTGAGGGCTAAGTTGAAGAAAAAGTATGGTCAGGATGCAGATTTTTTTGATATTTGACTTATTTTTTTAATAAGATTACAATTTTAGTATATGGCAAAACCTAAAGACAAAGAAGTTCTCGACAAAAACAAGGAAACGATAAAATTTATCGAAGACAAAAAGAAAAGCATGAAAAGATCTCAGTATCGACAGAAATTCGATACCCTTTGTGCCGAAATTGATCAAAATATAATAAATACAAATGTTTCTTACGGGGAAAAACGCTACGAGGCATCTGGATGGGGTTCTATGGTTTTTTACAACAAGCTGTCTAATGGTGCCTACGACATAAATGTTTATCCCAATAAGGCAGTAGGGCAGGGACAAAACAAATCTGGAGTTCCGGTATCTCAGGAACCAATTGCTTTTTCAAAAATTCTTATTGCAACCAGTGTCTTGGCTGGGAAGTTGCCAGATTGTCAGGTTGTCGCAGACGATAAGGTTTATGCCAAGGCAATCTATGAACTATGGAAGCGCAGTTGGTATTTAAAAGGAGCAAACGGAGAAAATACTCTTTCTTTGACCTACCAGGGATTATTCACCTATGGATGGTCTGCGTGGAGAGTTTATCCTAAGAGGATTTCAGTAAAAAGAAAAGGAGTTGATAAAATTCTTTTCGATGATGTTTACCGAGAACCGATGGACCACAAGAGGACGTGGCTTGGAGTTGGTTTTAATAATGGAGACTATTGGTCCCAATTTGAGGTTTACTATGAGAAGGATATGTTGAAAGATGAATTTTTTGAAAAATACCCTGAAGCAAAAAATAATAAAAAGAAACTAGAATACTGCTCAGTGTCGGAAGAAGCAAAAGATGAGAATCAAGAAAAAGCACAGGACAGTGTGACCATTGGTTACTATGAAAATGTTTTATTGAATCGATACATTGTTGCTTGTGGAAAAATGGTTATCTATGACGGAGAAATGCCAAATGATGAAAGCCATGGATCTGTTGTTGTCGCGCGATGTTTTGTTAAAAACCTTCTTGATCCACATGGAGTTGGTTTGTATGAAATGATGAGGGGGAATACTGCGCTATTTACATATATAAATTCTTTGAACGCGCAACAAGTTGAAGCGGAAATCTTTCCACTCCTTTTCGGGCCTCAAGTCCAAAATGGAACAGCTACTTACAAGAGAAGTCCAAATATAATAAATCCTAAAAATCCAGGGTCAACTATCGATGTGGTAAAGACCAACGGGAATGTTCAGCAAGGTATTGCTTTTGCTGATAAACAGAAAATAGCCATCGAAGAAAATACTGGAGTAAATAATATCGTTGCAGGACAAAATTCTGAAAATACCCTAGGGTCAACTGTGATATTGAAAGAGGCGGCTTACCAGAGATTGACTCCTCCAAAAAATTCCATAATGAACGGACTTCAGACTGATGCCCATATTTCAACTAGCTGGATAAAGCAAACATACCCAGTAGACAAAATATTCATGATTGATTCAGATGAGAATCTGGCTGAGTTTACAAAACAAAATCCTGATTATTTTATTGAGTCTCAGGAAATAATTGATGATGATGGAATTCCTAAAGGGTATGCGGTTGCGGCATCGAGGAATCTTCGTTTAAATTTTGATTTTACTTCTGAAGGAGAAATGATGGAGGATGTGCCGACAAGGACAATATCATCTAAAAAATTATTTGATGAAATGAAGGCGCATGGACACCAGTCTGATTATATAGAATTTCTTATTGACCCAGACTCAATGTTACTGCCATCTTTGGAAATTCAGAAACAAACATTCATGGCACTATTCCCAATTATTACAAACCAACTCAATCTTATCTTTCAATTGCGAATGAGTGACCCTGAGGCCGCTGCGACCCAGCTTAAAGCACTTGAACAATTACTCACAATACAAAAACAAAATATTTTTGACTATATTCCAAAGAAACAATACGATGCAATCATTGCGCTAGAGCCTCCTCAAAACATTGCTCCATCAGGGCCTAAGAAATTACCAGAAGAAACACTCAATTACAAAGATGCTCCTCCAGATGTACAAAGAGAGATTGAAAGTAGAGCTGGGCTGAAGCCATCTGAGATGGCAGGAGCTCCATCTCAAACACCGGGGACAGTTCCTCCTGTAAAAAACAACACACCTGGAGTATCTAGTGGAACAGAAATTGCACCCAAGGGAGCAAATCAGGTTCCAAGGCCACAAAGTCCAATGGGGTCAGCGATAGATGCTAGTGTAGGGAGAGCATCAAATTTACCATTTTTCCCTGGAGCATAATTTATGGAAAACGAACAAACACAAAACCAAAAAAAGATTTCCTTAGCCACAAGTGAGCATGCTCCTGCGATTATTTTATTGATGAAAGATTGCATGGAGCAAACACCTATTATTGCTGACACTGAATGGAAGACAATTGTTAACGCGATTACATTAGAAGTCCAAAGTACGATGTTAAGAAAGATGGTCGACTACTTGGAAGAAATAAGGAAAGGTTCATTGCACGAACCAAAATAATAATGAAAAACCCGGTAGAATTAAAGAAGGAAAAATATACAATTCAGGTGAATTACTCTCCTGAAGCAGTAGAAAAAAAGTTGATGAAATTTATTTCCAAGTCAGGAGATGAATTTGAAATTAGCGCTGAGGAGATGGCCAGTATTTTAGTTAGCCAGGTAAATTCAGAAGTTCTTTCAGCCACATTTGTTGAATCTGACAGAGTAAATGTCGTGGAAGTTATTAGGCAAATAGTGGTTCAGGTTACGAGGGATATAAAAGCCGGAGAGACTGTCCGGATGGAGTATAGGCATCCTTATCCTATCGAATTTGCTTTGATTGAAGAAGCAATGAAGATAGCAAAAATAAATATGGATGTGCCTGTTTCTACTTTAACCAAAGAGTATATTGATGGAGTAAGAAGCAAAATTACTCCAGAACAAAAAAAGTTTATCAACAGATTTTATGAATTCTTTAAGAATTTATTAAAATCAAAATAAGATCCCGTGGTGGCAGGATAGCCACTAAAATGTATGGCAAAGAGTGAATTAGAAAAGTTGAAAACGGAAGCAACCAAACTTGGTATTCCGTTCAGTGAGGATGTTAGCTTGGAGGATTTGTCCAAGGTGGTTAGTGAAAAGAAAGCTGCGATTGTCGAAGAAAATCGCATAAAGAAAGAGAACGAAAAAAAGGCTGAAGATGAGGCAAAAAAAACTAAAATAATTTTGAAAGATACTTCTGGTAAAGAGGTAAACGAAGATGATTATTTTTACAAATCAAAAGACAAGGATGGAAAAGTTGTTGGTGGAGCTCCATCTTATTTCAATAAGATTTGTGGATTTCCAGTTGACAGAGAGGAGTTGATAACTGTTTTCAACAGAATATTTAAACCTGAATATGGTTTTTTGTTTTATAAAACAAGAGACACGGAAGTCTACATTATTATTGTTCCGATCAAGCATTCTTCTACTGTTGGATCATTTAATGATTCAACTCCTGGAGATTTCCAGAAACACGCCATTTCATTTATCAATGAGGGCTCAGTTAATTTAGATTCTCTGAGAATGAAATTGGAGAAAGTTTTGAAAACGATAAAGATTAATGCATAGACACTTGCATTATTTACACAGTTAGTATTATAATTAATAGTAATATACCATCGTCCCCTGCGAACGATATCGCACGGATAACTATATGGACCCAGAAAAAATAGAAGTGCCAGTGGTTGAGGATGAGTCAGCTCTTGATAAAGAGCTTGAGGAATCTCTCAACTCAGTTCGCGCTGGAAATGAATTGGCCCCAAAAGCGCCAGTCAAGCCAGAGGAAAAGAAGGATGGAGCAAAACCCGGGGAACCGGCAACACCCACTCCAGCTACTCCTCCGGTGGAGGATCCCAGCAAACCTCCAGTTGTGGAAGACAAGGAAGGTTATCAGTTTCGCATACCTAACAAGGGAAAGTTTGAGTCTGATGAGTCATACGAAAAACGTATTGAATTATTGGATCTAGTCAAACAGCGAAAAGCTGCCGACACTCCAGAAAAGAAGCAACAATTATCGGAGCAGATTGCAAAGGCCAAAGGGCAACTAAAAACGCTTAATGGTGCCGATAAAATTAATAACCTTAATAATGTAGTAGAAAAACCTAAGGTTGAGGAAGATCCAGCTTTAGTGGCTGACCGGAACCGATTAAAAGAATTGGGAGGTGCTACCAAGGAGGATATTCAGGAGGTAATTCGTCAAGAACGATTTGTCGGAGAACAAAAAAGTACACTTGAAAATTTTGTCACAAGGCATCCTGAGTTAAAGGATGAAGATGTCCGAGAGGTTTTCTTTGATTTTGTTGATAACAATTATAATTGGTCAACAAAAACAGGGAAGGAACTTATGACAGTTCTGGAACTGGCTAGAGAAAACATGTTTAAACCGGACGAGACAATTCAAGAACGAGTTCTCAAAGGTGCAAATGTTCAGGAAAAAATCAATGCCATGCAGTTCCCTGGTGGAACGGGAGGCAGAACGGATATATCTCCAGAAATGCGTAAGTCAATTGATGAACTTAAAGCAACTGGAATGTCTGAGGAAAAAGCGATGGAACTTTTGTCCGACTAGATTCTATACTACAATTGAATTAATATATGACCGGATTTATACAAGCGAATATAAAAAATCCTACCCGATCTCTCGCTATGGTCAATAAGTTGGCAGCAACTGTCACAGTAATGCGCGAGCTTTTAGCTTACGAACTTACTGATGGACAAGTTGGCCCTGCTACTTCTAGCACCACTAGCGCATTGCTCGCAGGGGTTTGTAACCAGGCAATTGCAGCAGCGGAAGCACTTACTCAAGTTCCTGTTATTGAGCTTTTTGAGGGTGATTTCTGGATTGTTGATTGTACAAACAATTCTGATGCTGCTGATAATGGGCAGAGAATGGTTTTGACTGACTCAACACACGTTAACAACACACATACAACTAGCGCCACTGGTATAGTCGAACAAGTTGGCGTTTACGGACTAGCTGCCGATAAGAAAATTATCGTCAAGTTTGTTCTCTAATTAATCTTTTGAATTAATATATATGACCGGAACAATAAATGATTACGCAGTTATAGTGAACAATGTGTTGAAACACGTTTCACCAAAAGTTTCTCCAACAGTTAAGCCAGAATACCTTGATTTCATGTTTAAAATTACCGACAACCAGAGAATTTATTCTGATGTTGGTGTTACTGGCCTAGGTATGGGAGAAATTATTCCTGATGGTGGTGTTGGGGCTTCTGATGCTCCTATCCAGGGCTACTCTAAAAATTATACGCAAATGCACTTTACGAAGAAAGTTCGTTTAACTTTCCAAACAAATTTCTTTTTGTTTGAGAGCGCTGCTGCTAAAATTAAGGGTAGTGTTAAGGCAAAGGTTCTTGATGGAAAGAATGCTATCGAACATGCAAAAAATTACCTTGGTCAATGTTTATTGAGTCAGGGTTTCGGTACTTCTTTCACTTGGGTACCTATTAATAATGTTGGTACTCCAACCCCAATCTCCACTTTAGGTGCAGATGCGGCTGCCTACTGGGATGCTACTCACCCTCGAGAAGATGGTGGTGCAGCATGGTCCAATGTTATCGTTGACGTAGTTCCTTCTCCTCAGTTTACTTATTCTTCTCTCTTGGCTGCTCGCAGACAACAGAGCTTGAAGAAAGACGGCCGTGGAAATCCTTTAATTTCTCAACTCGATACTCTTATTTGTAGAGCTGGTTCTACGACCGCTCAGTACGCAAAGACAATTAAGGCTACGATTGATAAAGGGTTAGCTCCACAGCAAACCAATCTTTTCAATAACGCTCCGGCAACCGACACCTTCAAAATTGTCGAATTGTCAGCTTACGAAAATCTTGGTTTGGACGGATTGATGTGGGGAATGTTTGATTCTAAGATGATGAATGCAGATTACGGATTCTTGTATATCGAATCGCTTCCAACTAGAGCAGAGCCTGCTGTAGTAGATGCGCTAGGTAACCAGGATCTTGTGATGAACTTCAACTGTCTCGCAACAGTCGGTGCTTCTGACCTTCGAGGTTGGATGTGGTCTGACGGAGATGGTGCCACAGCTGGATAAATCTATCTATCGGGGTCCTTGGGTACAGAGTCCAAGGACCCTCATTAGGTAGATTAAAGTTTGATTATTAGTTTTAATTTTTTAAAAAATTTATGTTACAAGATGCCCATTCTAGAAAGGTTTCAATAGAAGTAGAGGCTCCAGTCGGAGCAAATAATGTGATAGTCGCTTCAGTCCCCGGAACGTGGCTCTATATTCATGAGCTTATTGGAGACTTGGCCGCTGCGGGAGAAATTACAATAAAAGCTGGCTCACGAGTTCTAGGTGAATTTGCTCTTGCTGATGGCCAGGGAATTACCCTGCAAGATGAACCAGGAGAGGACAACCGTCCTCGTTTTGAATGTTTACCAGGAGAAAGTTTTCTGATGACTGTTACTGGTGGAACATTTAAGGGTTCGTGTCATTATAGTTTAAGATATTAAAAATTATGGAACTAACACCAGGTCAAAAAAAAGAATTAGAGACATGGAGTGCCAGGAGAGATAGCATCCTTGGCGAAATTGGTGTTCTGTCTACTGAGTTAGAAAACAAAAGAAAAAAAAGCTCAGAGCTTTCGTTGTCTAATACAGAAATAGAGACTAGGATTAATCAAGGAAAAGGTAGACTAGCAGAAATCACTGAAAACGAAAAAGATAGAGCTAAATTAATTCCTAAGGAAATCGCTGACCTACAGACATTAAAATCTACTCTCCAGGTAGAAGTCTCTAGTTTACAGAAGGAAGTGGTGGGGTTTAAATCAGAAAAAAATGTATTAATTGAGGTAATTAATAATTTGAAAAAAATACACTCTGATGTTTTTGAACGCATCAACGGACTGGACAAGATGATAGAATTAGTTAACAGAATGACGAGTACCAATATTTCTGATTTTAAATTATTTTTTGAAGAACTGAAGAAAACTGTTCAAGAAATAGTCGATGGAAATAAAAAAGTGATAGATGAAACAAATATCATGGTGCAGAGAGTTCCAAAAATATTGAGAGAGGTAACGACTCCAATAAGGATAATTCGTCCGATTTTAAATAAAAAAAGATTAGTAGCTAAGGGAAATATCCCAGAATAAATTTTATGTCATATTTAAGCAGCATGATGGGCGATCCAAATTTCTTAGGATATTTTGCTACCCCAGGAGCGCTTACTACGGCTTATCCTACTGGTTTTCCTGGAGCTTTTGCGATAGTTGGTTCTACTGATACTATTTGGGTTTGGGATGAGGGAACTTTGGCGTGGGTAGATAGTGGAGCTGCTGCGGGGGAAACCGGAGAAACTGGTCCCACTGGTCCAACTGGAGCAGAGGGGCCTACTGGACCGCAAGGCGCAACTGGAAGTGATACTGGTTCCACTGGTCCAACTGGAAATCAAGGTCCTACTGGGCCAGAAGGTCCTACTGGGCCAGAAGGTCCTACTGGGCCACAAGGACCAGAGGGAATAACTGGGCCAGAAGGAGCGACTGGACCTACTGGAAATCAAGGACCTACTGGTGGAGCTACGGGGAGCACTGGCCCAACCGGACCTGGATATTTTGCTACATCAACAAGCGCAGTTGAAATTTTAGTGGCATCAAGAACTTTTGCTACTCAGAATGGATTAGCTTATTCTGCTGGTGCTAGGGTAAGAATATCATCTCAGGCTGACTCATCTAATTTTATGGAAGGAGTTGTCACTTCTTACAGTAGTGGTTCTTTAGTTGTAAATGTAGATAGGATTGGTGGTGCTGGAATCCAGAATGACTGGAATATAAATTTAGCTGGAGATGTCGGGGCAACTGGGCCTGATGGTCCTACTGGGGCTGAAGGAATAACTGGACCAGAAGGAGCAACTGGAGCAGAAGGTCCAACCGGTCCGCAGGGGGTTGAGGGTCCTACTGGGCCGCAAGGGATTGAGGGTCCTACTGGGCCACAAGGAGCTGAAGGTCCAACCGGTCCGCAGGGAATTGAAGGGCCAACCGGTCCGCAGGGGATTGAAGGACCAACTGGTCCGCAAGGTCCTACTGGTGGAGCTGAAAGTTCTGGATTGACTAGAGTGGGTGGAGATGCGACAGAAAGAACTACAACATCGACTTCTGCCACAGATCTAGTGACAATTTCTGGGTTAAGTATTCCTGCTGGGACAAGAGTCAGGGTAACAGGAAAATATAGAAAAACTACTGGGGCCGCCACAGAAACTGCTTTGGGTTTAAAAATAAATGCTACTGTAGTTAGTGAAGCAGACTATACCCAAAATGGCATAGGAGCTACTACCAGTACCAACGAAGTACAGCAAGGTTCTTTTGAATTTGAATTTGAAGTTGGGGAAACAGATTATACTATGAATTTCATTGGGTCTTGGGTTACTTGGAAACCTGATAGAACTATGGTCGCTTCGGGTATTGGTACATACCCTCGTCCTAAGACGGCTGTTATCCCTAGTGCAACAATAACTTCTTTGATTATAAGGGGAATTACTGCAAATGCCTCAGTCACATTAGCTGTTAAAAATGTTCAAGTTTATATTTATGCAAATTCTTAATGCAGGTTTTTATTAATATGGAACACTTCCTGAAACAAATTAAAGATAACTGGGTGATTCTTTGCTTCATTGTGGCGTTGATTGTTTCCTGGACGAATATAAATTCTCGATTGGTCGCAGCGGAAAATGACATAGCGCAACTGTCTCAGGTCGTTGAGCAGATAAATTCTATTAATATTACCCTTGAAGGAATTAAGAAAGATATTTCTTACATAAAACAAGGGTTTGATAGACATCTTGGAGAATAAAAATATATGAAAAATGATTTTATTGCAGACTTAAATAGCATAATAAAAGACCCTCGTTCTGTCGAAGCCAAGGACCGAGATTATAAAACTTCAGATATTGTATTTGGAGCTATTGATGATGAAATTGAATGGAAAGATGAATCAGAAGTAGAACAAATTTCGTATACACCAAGACAGCAATGGACTTCTTTGTCTTGCTTAGCTCAATCTGGCAGCAAGGGTTTCGAAATTATAAATTATATTAAAAATTCTATTATTGAAGTGTTTTCAGCTCATCCTCCATATCGTTCAAGGAGCAACTTTCCCGGAGGTGGAATGTGGTTGCAAGATTTATTTAACATAATGAAAAAGATTGGTACTAATTACGAGAGTATCGATATTTCACAAAACATTGGAGAGCCAGAAATGAATAGAGATATCACTTGTGAGACTCCATTTAAAATAGGTGGTTATGGATTTCCAGACAAGCAAAACAATATTGATGACATCGCAAAAGCAATCAAAAAATATGGCCATTGTGTTATTTTAATTCATGCAAATAAGGATGAGTATACAAAACCAATTCCAGAATATGAAGGACTGGAGATTGATTTTGGGCATGGAATATGTGGGGTTCAGTATTTTTTGAAAAATAATATTAAGGTTATTAAAATTGAGGATTCAACTGGACATTCAACTACTGCTGACAAAAAGGGGACAAGATACCTAACAGAAGATTTTTTACTGAAAAGGTGTTCTGGTTCCGGATACATGTTGATTGATGCACCTCAATATATATTTAAGACATTTATGAAAGAAGGTTTTATAAGTAGTGAAATAAAAGAACTTCAAAAGCGATTAAATAAAGAAGGAATGGCAATTGAGACACTCGTAGTTGATGGAAAATTTGGGAAAAGAACTAGGAGTGCTGTTATAAATTACCAAAAAAATCATCTGCTTGTAGCTGATGGAATTGTCGGTCCAAAAACTCGAGCAGTATTAAATTTATTAGTTAATTAATAAAAATATATGAATAGTGGAATTTTTAAATTAGATTGGGTTAACGTAAAAAGTGCAATTGCTTACGGTTTAGTTACAATGGTTCTGGTCTTTATTCTTTCTGTTGTGGAAGGAGTTATCAAGCACGGCAGTATCTTTGGGGTAGATTGGAAAATAATTATTGATTCAGGAGTAATCGCTTCGTTTAGCGTTCTTTCTGTGGTGGTGTCCATCGTAAAAAATCTTTTCACGACAGATAAGGGAAATTTCCTTGGTGTGGCTACGGTCATTCCAGACAAAAATTAATGTGCTACAATTAATATATGTTTCCACAAATAAAAATAAAACATCAAATAGGAAATACTATTGAAATACCCAATCAAATTGATTCGAAGGCTTTTACCTATCTTTCGAACAATTTTGCGATAGGTGTTACCACATTGAATGTTGACAATGCTATCGACTTTACAGCTGGAACAATTCTGCTTATGATTGGAAATATTGGAGCAGAAAACTGTGAGATAGTTGTCGTTTCCAGTCACACAGACCAAACCTTTACTGTTGGGGCAACGAAGATGCCACATAATCGAGGAGAAATTGTTCGACAGATTAGTTTTGATCAGATTTTAATCGCAAAGTCTGCTACATTGAGTGGTGTTTATACTACTCTTGCTACTCAAGGTTTTCAAACAACCCAACAGAACTCAATCATTCTTGACCCCACAGGACTTACCACTGACTACTACAAAGTTCAATGGAAAAACTCTCAAACAAGCGCGTTGTCTAGTTTTTCGGACCCGATAAGTGTTTTGACCTATCCAGTAAATTCAGTCGCTAAAATCATATTCCCTGTATTGAGTTCTATGGGAGTAAGTCCCAACGACACTAAAATCAATGCTGAGTTTTGTTTGAGCGCGGTTGATGATGCAAGAAAATTTACACACGCAAAACTTTACGGAGTTAGGCATGCATGGTTGCAGGAATTTGAGCACCCTATTAAGGTTTTAGCTGGAAGTAATTACATTGACCTTCCTGATGATATTGATTTCAACGAGACAGACAGATCAATGTTGGCTGCAAGATTTATGGTGGCTGGAATTTTATCTCCATATAATTTAAGATATATCGACAAGCGTTCATGGAATCAAGTTTCGTACTCAATTATGGGTGGAGAGAATCAATCGCTTGCTAATATCGGAGCAACTACACTGACACTTGATAGTGTTGGAGATTTCTCTAATACAACGAGCGGAGTAGCTTACGTTGCAACTACCAATTATGACCAGACTATAATGCAAATAGCATATACTGGAGTAGATTTAATAAATAATCAATTAACCGGAGTTACTGGAATTACCAGAGCGATACCAGCGGGAACACGGGTATGGTCGAACCCCACAATCTCTCAGCCGATTTCATATACTGTGTTCGAAAATAGGCTGTACTTTGATCGGATAATTCCAGACTCAATGCAGGGAAATAATCTCTACATTGATTATTATAAAAAATTAGATGAAGTTGTAGATCTCTATCAAGAGCTTCCTGAAAACTATAGAGAAATTTATAAGTGGTACTTAAAATATGCCATAAAGTATCGTAAGGATACTGATTTAGGGAGCGATGATGCTGACTTAAAGAATTTTAAGGACTTGGTTCAAGCTCTTTTCAACAATCTTTATACTGGCCAAGAGACTACAATTATAACTTAAAAATTTTATGGGATATACACAACCTAGAATTGCGAGAATGAATATTCTTCAAGCTGATCCTGTGACACAACTTGTTCTTCAGGCCTCAATTGATACCGCAGCAGCTGTTCCAGATGGAGCAACTTATGCTGGAATCTTTGAACCGTTTGCAAGTTTGATTATTGTAGCAGGAACGGCTGCGGGGAATTATGTGAATAGTGGTACTACTGCAGTCCCTGTTTGGACTGCTTCTGTTGTTGGTGTTACGGGAGCAGAAGGTCCTACTGGAGCAGAAGGTCCTACGGGTCCTACTGGAGCAGAAGGTCCTACGGGTCCTACTGGCGCAGAGGTGACTGGTCCAACTGGTCCTACGGGTCCTACTGGCGCAGAGGGTCCTACGGGCCCTACGGGTGCTACGGCTTAGTCTTTCCATCCTGCGGGTTTATACCCGTAGGAATGGGTAGATTAATAAAAATATATGAGTAATTCAGAATCTTTTGAAAATGTAAAAATTCCATATCCCACGGAGGGAGTTATTCGAACTGCTCAAATAGATGATACCGTTGCTCCATCTGATTCCGTCCAACTGGCTGTAAATATGAATTTTGATAGAGTCGGGGCTGTTCAAACAAGACCAGGATTGGCTTCTACAAATGCTTCCGACCTAACTGGAGCGATTAAATCTTTCGGGAAGTTGGGAATCCTTTCGACTTTTCAGTATCGCTTGCTGGCTCAGGCGGGAGTACTCGGAGGGCTAGTTTCTGCTTGGGACGGTACATTAAATTGGACTCTTGTTAGAGTCTTGTCTAATTCTGTAATCAATCTAATAACAAGCTACAGTGAATCTTATCAAGATAATTATTTTGAGGCTTACTCTGGGCATGTTACTTCTTATGGTCAGTCTTTTCGAAATCCATCCGACATTCATTTAAGCAGTTGTAAATTCTACTTGAGAAAAGATGGCACTCCAACAGGAAATATAACTGCAAGTATATATTTAGCAACTGGCTCTTTGGGGACAACATCCAAACCAACCGGTGCAGCGTTAGCTACATCTAATCCAATTGACATAACTACTCTGACTGGAAGTTTTTCTTTGAAAGAATTTACTTTTCCATTACCAGTTTTATTGAGCGCTTTAACGGACTATGTAATCACAGTAAATTATTCTGGTGGTTCATCGGGGAATGAATTAGAGGTTGGTTACGATGCTTCTAGCTCTACTTTTACTGGAAATGTTTCTTATTTTGATTCTGGTTTTACATGGACTGCGGTATCAGGAACTGATTTATGTTTTTACATTTATGGACAAGTAGAAGCCATCTCTAGCAAAGCACGCTTTGCTCAATTTCTAAATCTTACCTGGATGGTTAATGGAGCTAACGGGGATCCTGTCGCAACCTATGATGGGGTTACTTTTGGAACAACTCAAGTGCCAGCATCATTTCCTAAGGGGGACTATATTCAAGCTGGATTCGAGGGGCGTGTTTGGGTTGCAAACAAAGGGGAAGATATAGTCTACTATACAGACATTGTGCAATTTACACCACCATCTACTTATGTTCTGACCTTTGATGCTGCTACAAATTTTATTAAGAATTTTTCTCCACAAAATGGAGAATCAATTACTGGCCTGTTTGTGGTTCCTAGAGCGCTATTGATTTTTAAGCAAAATCATATCTATCGTGTTTATGGAGCATCGTCTGTGGATGCATATCCAGCTTACAATGTTGGAACATATTCTCAGGAATCAATAGTTCAAACAAAAGACGGGGTTTATTTTCACCATTCTTCTGGGTTTTATAAATTTGCTTATGATAGTGAGCCAGTAGAAATTTCTCGAAGGGTTATCGATTTTGTTCGTGCAATTTCTCGAACAAATTATGAAAATATTACCGGTGTGTATGACGGGTTTGATAATATTGAATGGGCAGTAGGATCAGTGGTGGTTGAAGGAGTGACATACTCCAATTGTGTCATGCGCTACACTATTTCAACTCAAGTTTGGACAATCTACGATTACATGGGTGGAGCAATTACTGCGATGATTAGATATGACAATGGCACGACAATTGATTCTTATGTTGGCAACGCAAGCGGAAAATTAGGATTAATGGGGTCAGGAAATACCGACTTCTTGCAGTTGTTCTACTATGAATTAATCGATCGATGGCGTTCATTCACGGAACTTTATGCTAAAACAAAAAGATTGATGGGGATAAATGTCTACTCTGAAAACGCAGCTGGAGCTAATTTATTTTTCCAAAAGCAAAAAGACCTTACGAATAAATGGGATGCGCTTGATACTGTTGATGAAAATAATATGTCGCTATTCCCAAATGCTAACACTGAAGACTTCGAAGTAGGGCGATTAAGAATTGCCGGGACCACGAAAGGCGCTCAGGTTGTAATTCATGGTATTGAAATATTAAAAATTCAAGATGATGGATTTGACAGAAATTAATTATGAAATTTGACCAATTAAATTTGAATAGATTTGGGTACAAAGTGGTCAAGATGACTCCAGAGGAAACCGCTCAGTATGTTTCTTCTAATTCAAATAGTGCAAAAGGGCAGGTAAATAATAATCAACCGTCAAAAGAAGAAAAAGCTCCGAATGTTTTAACGGGGACAGTGATTATGTCTTGTTTTATTATGACGAGTGCGCTTCCAAGCCGAGTAGAATTATCTGGAAATGATGCTAGATTCTATGATGATTCCAAGGGTGGAGGTGGATCTATTTCTGGGGATAGTGCATCTATGAGATTTATTCGAGCAGATGGATTACCTGGAGCCCTCGTGATTCAGAAACGTCATGGAAAAAATAACGATGCCGAGAATGTATTTGAAATGTTCTATGACGAATCAGCTTCTGGTGGGCAAAACAACTATATATTTATAGGGAGAAGTGGAATTGCTGAGAGCACGAATCATACTGATTTTGTTGTTTTGCATGGTGTAAATAGTGTGCGCGCGGAGATAAATCGGGTTCATGAATATCAGTCTCGTCCAAGTATTGTTACTTTTGATTACAATAAATCAGATGTTACAAAAGATGGTGTTGTCTCTCTTTTAATGAGCGAAGGAGAGGATGGAATTGTTGGGATGGGGCAAATGGCTGAACTTTTGACTTTCGTAAGCAATACATCTTTTGCGGTAGGTGATACGATTACTGGAAATATTACAGGTGCTACTGGAAAAATAATATATAAATTCGATGCTAAAAACTTTGCAATCAATCACACGAGCTATGGAGTGAATTTTTCAACCTCAGATAATGCATGTACTACAAATGGCGCTGGTGGTGGAAGTGGAACTGGGGCATTTTCTTCAAGTCAGTATATCAATGTTTTGCTAATGTACACTGATAATGCTTTAAATGTACGACTAGGGAATCCCATGTTACCTGACTCTGATGCCGCTTATGATATTGGGTCAGCTTCTTTTCGAATAAAAGATATATATATTTCTGGAAATATTATCGGTGGTTCGTCTGCATCTCCGGTATTTTGGAGAGTTGGATCTGCCGTTGGCGCGGGTGGAACACTATATGCAAGCAATATGTTGGCCAGCGCAACTGAGTCGGAAACACAAATCCCTTGTCCAAAAGATGGGACAATCAGTGATTTATATATTTTAATAGCAACTGCTCAACCTGCGGATGATGACTTGACTGTTACGTTTAGAAAAGCTGGAACAGATCAAGCTCTTACTGTGACGATACCGGCCAGCGCAACCGCGTGGAGCGTTCATTCCGACACAACAAATTCTTTTAGCGTTTCAGCTGGAGATTTAATTAATGTTGAGATAGTTAACGCTTCTGGAAGTCCATCTGCTTCTATTAGTCAAGTAATTTTTAAAGTATAATTTTATGGTAAAAATAATAATAATTCCAAAAGAAGATGAGCCAATAGAAGAAGAATTGCCAGAATAATTTTTTAGTCGTATAATTAATATATAAAAACATGGATCAAAATAAACAAAAATTAACTGGGCTCAATGCGATTACTTCAACCTTAAACAGAGGTTCTGTTGGCGAACAAGTTAAAGCGCTTCAACAGTATTTGATAGGCCTCGGGTATACGGGGGTGAAGGCAGATGGAGTTTTTGGTCCAGTAACCGAAGCTGCGGTTAAACAATTTCAATTAGATAATGGACTGCAGGGAGATGGAGATTTTGGGCCACTTTCCTTAAATAAAGCAAAAGTACTAGGTGGCACAAGTGTTCCATCAGGAGAACCTGGTACTGGCAAGGCTCCAGACGATGCTTCTTTTATGTACAACACTGCGACTGGAAAATTGAATGAAAAATTTGTACCTAAGACACAAGAGGAACTGGACACCTACTACAATGCTTCAGCCTTATCTAACCCAGTTTTTGCCGGGAATACTGCGGATGATCTTGCCTATGCTGCTTCTACCGGAGATTTCTCGAGGCTGTACGATTCGAATGGCCAACCATTCAGCAATCTCGACCAAAATAATGCTATGGCAGAGGCTGAGAAGGCTCTATCTCCTGGGTTTGAGGCTACCAAAACTTTTGATACAGCTAAAACAGAACAAGAACTCGCAGCAAAAAAACTTGCTTACGATAAATATTTAGCTGACGAAGCTGCTAATTTTGAGGCGGACAAAGCTACCTTAGACCAAAACGCAGCGGATCAGGGAGTATTGTTTTCCGGGGGCAGAGCTGAGAAAGAAAAAAAATTACAAAGTAGTTATTCTTCAAATCAGGAATACAATAGAAATTCTATGGCCAACACTGTTGGTGGAATTGCCAGGGGATTTCAATATGACTACGGAGATGAGGCGGCCAACAATCCAACTCTTTCGAAATATTATCAGCTAGGCAGTAATACCTACAACGCGAATGTGGCCAGGAATGGAGTTGGTTCAAACGGACTTTCAAGTATTTACAACACCGGGAATTTGGGTTTCCAGGGCAAAAAAGTCAATGCGAACAGGTCAGCGGTCAGTACTCGAGCTGCTTCTTTGCTTGCAAACAAGGGAAACAAAATATTATCAACCGGATATGTTAACCAATTTTAAAATATATGCCAACTCAACCAATGTCATTAAAAGATTTTTTCAAAAATATGGGTAACGGATTTGTTGCCAAAACAAACACGCTTCCAAACGGAGGTGGAACTTATCAGTCTCCAACTCCAAATATGAGTGTTGCTCCTGCTAACATGAGCGTTGCGCCACTTGGTCCAGTGAATGCTTCAACTATAAAACCTGAGACAGCTTCTCCGGTTGTTTCTCCTAAAACGACAACTCCTATTTTTAGTGGTAAAAAAACAACCGATACACCAGCTCCCGGTAGCACTGCGCCTCAAACTACGTTAGATTACAGCAAGTACATTAATCCAGTGACAGGAGTTCCGTATACTCCACAGGAATATTCTGATGTGGTGGCCAAGAGAGTAACTGGTGGAGCTGTTCCTAGCTATGCGGGAAATGCCATACAAAATCCAAACCAGACAGAGGAGGAACTAAAAACAACGGCCAGGGGGCTAAACAACGCGAGAAACGATATTGCTACTGGTACTACGGACCCATATAAAGTAGCATCTCAGTCAGGCATCCAATATACCCCGCAAGAATTATCTGCTATTGAAAAAGCATACGCTGGAGTTTACGATCCAGCTATCAATGACGTATTTACGAAATTGGATTTGAAACAAAAAGCAGATGCAGCAGAAAAGACTCGATTGGATAACATTGCAAAATCAGAACTTGAGTCTAAAAATAAATTAAAAGAAATGGCTGTACAACATGGGTATGACATGGAATTAAAGAAAACTCCATCCGGAGATTCCGTTGGTTCAGCTGGAGGAGGTACTGGAGAATTTGCAAATACTATTGACCTTGTTGCTGGAATGGAATCTTCTGTTTATCAAAAAAAAGAGACAGCTAAAAATCTTAGGGCAATGATTGATTCCAAGGACTATGTTAGTGCTTATTCACAAATTGCTAACAGTATTGAAAATCAATT